CGTCATGTCCGTGAGCTTGGACTTGATCTCGCCCAAGGTGTTCTGCAGTTCCTTCAATGCGTCCATGTGACCCTCCTTGTGTGAGACGCGCACCGGAGGAGACTCTTACTGACCCGTAGCTAATCCACGAGACACAAGAGTTCCCGGCATTCCGCCGCTTCCTTCTGCAGCTCGGCGAGCGCGGCTTGCTCCTCCGGCTTGTCATCCTGCTCCCCGTCTCCCTCACCCGATTCCGGCGGGCGACGCAATTCCTCTTCCTGGAGGACTTCGGCCAGGAGACCGACCGCCTGCTTGATGCGATCCATGTTCCGCTTCGCCAACACGCGCCCGCCCTTCTCCGTCTCGCCGCCGGCCCGCTCGCGCTCCTCGTCCACCGCAAACAGATCCGCAAGGGAGGCTTCAGGGTCCTTCACATCCTCCGGCATCAGCGACTTGAGCGCCGTCGCCATCGCTTCCCGTCGAGGGACACTCAACGCTTCCCGGTTCGATGGAATGGCGACCAAGGAGAACTCCAGCAGCTCCCACTGGAGGTAGGTGCGCCCCTTCTGCCCGTCCAAGATCGGGTCAGTGGACACTTCCCTCGGAATGAACCCCACCGAGACCCCGCGCATCTTGCCTCGGCTGTAGAGCCTGTAGAGCCGATCCGCCAGCGGACTTTCGTCCGCCGAGAAGAATTCCACCTCGGCTTCGATGGACCGATCCTTGACCAGCAGCTCCGTGCAATTCCCGACCGGAAACACCGGCATATGGGAATACAGGACGATCGGATTTTGCCGATACGAGTCCAGCAGCGCCCCGCTCGACACCACCACGTCCCCGTCCCGATCCACCGTCTCGGTCGTGATGACGAGCCGCACCCGGCGCGTCTCCTCGTTCAGCGCCTTCACCACGGCGGCAAACCGCTTGTCCATCCGTTCCATGCTCAGTCCTCCAGCACTGGAATCGTCGAGCAGCGACAGTTGATGATCTGCCCTGGGTCTCCGCTCGGATCGCCAGGGAACTCCAGGCCGTTGCTGAACGCCTGTCCGATCGCCGTCGTTTCGCCGTCGATCTGATGCTCGTCCCGCACGTTCTCATCCTTCGCTGACAGCCATTCGTGCCGCTCGACCCCCGATTCCCGGTATCCGTCCATCATCGCCATGCCTTGCACGCTGGCCATCTCGGTCCTGGCGATCATCAGCGCCCGCGCCGAGCTGGCCCGCTCCGTATCCGCGAAGACCAGCCGCACCCGCGCCTGCATCTCGTTCACGGTCTCCCCGTTCGCAAAGGCTTCGTCCAGGGCCTCGCGCAGCTCTTCCTGCGTGGTGCGATTCACGCGGTCGGCAAACTTGAACGCCTTGCGCTTGAGCCACGCCCGCGCCCGTTCATCGTTGACGTTCCAATCGTCAAAGAGGTCGTCCGGGTCCACGTCGGAGGCCTTCGCCTTTGGGCGGACCATCTGCACCGCCGCCCGACGAAACCGCGCATAAGCCGGCGTGAGAAACCGGAGGCCCCCTTCCGCGTAGGTCTGCACCTCAGCCCCGAGCGAGAAGATCGACGCGACACCGACGTGAGGGGCTGGTGCATCTCCGCCCACCTGGCCCAGGACCTCGTTCAATTTCGAGAACACCCGTTCCGCCTGGCCACGGAAGAGTCGGGCGACCCCTCCGGCGACTTTCCGTTCTTCGTCGCGCCGGCGCTGGTCCATCCCCTTCCAGATCGCCGTCCGCCGCGCCTCTTCCACCACCGTAAAGAGGCGACCTGCTTTGTCCACCAACTCCACCACCGACTGAGCTTCCATCGGAGCGTCGTCTTCGGTGTCCCCGTCATCGAGCGTCCCTCCCGGCGGTTGCGGCACGCCGTCCGTCCCCACCGGCACCAGGCTATAGGGCATGTACCGCTGATCCCCGCCCGGCACCGTGGGCTTGCCGATCTCCTCCCGCCACTCGTTGGCGCTGATGATCCCGCGATCGAACCGATCCTTGAGCCGCGCCTCTCGTTGCGAGGCGTCCTCTTGCAGCGCGAGCACGCCGGAGAGGTCCGGCTTCAACGTCACCGCGTCATCCGGGAACATGAACGAGTCGATGAACCCGCAGAGCGTGTCCAGCGTCGGGCGGACCGCCTGCTCCCAGAACCGCCGCTCCTCCACCATTGCCGTCGCATAGTTGGCCGAGGGCACTCCGGCCACCGTCGGCGGCACGCGGTAGATGGCGAAGATTTCGTCCCGCGTGAACTCGCGCCCTTTGAGATATTCCATCTCCTTCGGCGGCAAGCCGATGGCCTGGTAGGTAAGTCCCGCCTGAAGCAGGAGCGGCTTCCCGGACTTCTCCGCCCCTTGCTGCTCCTCCAGGAATTGCTCCTTGATTTTGTCGAACACCGGGACCGGGACGATTTGCTCGGTCGTCAGCACCCCGGCCGGCCGCGCCTGGTTCCGCAACAGGGCCAGGTTCATCTTGACCGCCGTGAGATCGGTCGTGGCGGGCAGTTCTCCGGCCCGCAGCGGGGACAGGCCGTCATAGTCGTCGGTCGGATGAATGAACCGCGCCCAGAGCACCGTCTCGGGCGGCAACGTCACCGAGCGTCCTTGCACCGTGAACCGATACCCACGCACGAACGTCTGTTGGTCCGGGATCGGCTCGATCAGGTCGGCGCGGATGGGGAAAATGAAGCGTGGAGTGAGGAGGTTCGGGCGGACTTCCCAAAAGCACTTGCCAGTCAACAACAGCGACATCATCGACCACTCGATCAACTGTTGCCGGCTGAGGAACGGCGCAAAGGGGCGCTCGATCACCCGCACGCGGGCATCGTTTTTGAGTTCGGTCTCACGGCCGTCCCCGTCGGTGCGGTACGCCTTCAAGGGCACGGTCGAGGCGTTGCGGCTGATGGCGGAGACGGCGATATAGATCCATGAGATCGCGGAGACGGCATCCAGGTAGGTGCGCGTGCTGTAGTCCGGCCGGAAGTACGCGGGCAGCTCGGCCATGTGCGCCACGGCCCCCAACACCGGCGAGCCATTGGGGCTCTTTCTGACCAACCCCTGTGCGGAGAGCATCCGCCCGACCATGCGACCCCAAAAAGAAAGGGGCCGCCCAGCTTGAGAGCTGAACGGCCCCTTTGTCAGGTGCGGCCCCTATGCTGTGTGAAATAGCTACCGCTAACTTAGCATAGTCATCGGAGATGTCAAGTGAGGAGCATGATCGTCAGTGACGACGCTCATTTTTCAACCGTCTTGTCTCCCACGTATTTAATCACGTTGGCCGAAATGTAGAGCGTCCGTTGCCAGATCGGATCGACGGCATTGCGCGTCACGATCACGGCGTCGCCTCCCGCCGCCGCGGCTTTCTCGCGCAAGCCGTCCATCGCATCCGTGATCATCGGAGCCCGCCACCCTGGGCGGTAATACTCCCACTCAATCGTCCCGATGATCGTATGCGGACGGCTGGGCGCGGCGAAGAGCACCGCGATCCCGCTCTCGGTCGCCGTCGGCTGGGGACGAAACTCCGGGCGTGATCCGCACCCCATCAGGGTCACAAAGAGAAGCACCAGACTGAGGTGTATCATACCAGTCCTCCTGTTGTGCATGGTGGGCCAGTCGGGCGAGCAGCACCGGGTCGATGCCGAGATCACTCAGGAGTCTGAGCCTGTCCTCACTCAGCTCCAGTGTGAGGACCACGCGCTTGCCGCCAAGCTCGATGACGATGGCGACTCTGGCCACCCGCCGAGTCTAGCACCGTCGTCACCCATCTTCATAGTGGCGGCTGATGTTGTAACGCAATTTTGCACTATTCTGTGCCCGGTTGATTTGGAAATTCCCCATACTTTCCCGTGACTTCAGCCACAACACCAGGCTTTCAAACATCAGGGGATACCGATCCACCAGACCCACGACCTCTTCCTTGAGCAGCCGACGTTCCACGTAGAACAGTGACCGCTAACTAACCCATCACGAGGCGGCTCAGCGCCAGGAGCACCAGGACCGCCACCGTCCCGATGCACACGGCCACCGCCACCCCGCCATAGCCCCAGATAAGCTTCGTCCGCCAGCTCGCATGGCTGACCGGCTCCGTGAACAGAAAGCACCAGCCCGCCCAGACCGTCGTCACCATCGCCACAATGACGGCAAACCCCAGCAACACCCGCTCCACTCCCCCCATAACGCCTCCCGTCTCACATGGATTTGATCATCGGCACACTATAGATCGAGACCGCCTTGGCCGCATAGCTGACCGTATCCACCACGTCATCATGCTCCGCATTGGGAAAATTCAGCAACTCCGTCTCGACCTCGTCCAGCCAGTCCGCTCCCAGGAGATGATAGACCTGCCCCGCTTCGTATCGCACCGAGGCGGGAATGGCCCGAGACACCTTATCCTTGTCCGCGTCGATGCGCTGCACCGGCACGCCGAGCGCCTGGATATCCTGCACCAACGTCAGTTGATATCCAACGGCCTCGATGCCCACGAAGGCGTGCTGAAAGCGGACATACAGATTCGAGATCGTCTTGACCTGCTCCGGTCCAGACAACCGCGCCCGTAGACAATTCAGCCAGAGCAGATCAAAGTCCGGGGTCACGGCGAACGTCGAGAACACAAAAAAGTCCGCCGAGGTTTTGAGTGAGGCGGCTGGATCGACGATCCCGAACGTCCAACAGTCTTTCGCCGCCACACGCTTCTCCCGGTTCACCCCACGCAGGAGATAGAACACCTCCGGCCCCATGTCCTCGTGCACCACCAGGCGTTCGACGTATTGGAACCATTGGCGTCGGAATAGATTGCCTTCAGGCGGAGACGGACGACCCTGATAGATGGCAGACCACCAAAACGAGCTGCCTTTCTTGATTTCCTGCAGCGCCGCCACATCGTACCGGACCGGCCACAGGGCCTCGCCCTGCTTCCGTCCCAGTTCTCGTTCGAGCGGGTTCTCCTCGCGTTCGCAGAGAGCCGGCAGATTGATGACGGTCCATCGTTCACCGCTCTCCTTCGCTTGTCTCATCAGGCGGCCAATGAGATCATCTTCGTGCCATCGCGTGGCAACGATCACCATCACGCCGCCCGGCTCCAGCCTTGTGCGCGCCGTGGAGCAGTACCAATCATACGCATGATCCCGCATCACCTGGCTCAGCGCCTCTTTGTGATTCTTGATCGGATCGTCGATGATGAACAGATCGGCTCCCTTTCCCGTAATCGGTCCGCCCACGCCCGCCGTCCACATCGTCCCGCACGGCTCCTCGGAGTCACGCGCCCCGATCGGCAAGATCGACCAATGATGGGCCGCGCGATCAAACAATCGGACGCCGAAGAGCGGACCACCCACTTCCTCGACGACGTTCCGCGCCTTCTCGCCCCACGTCGCCGCCCAGTCCGCTTCGTAGGACGCAAGGATGACTCGGGGACGCCGCTGCTGAAACCGCATGCACCACCAGGCCGGGACGTACTTCGAGAGGAATTCACTATTGTGGGTCGGCACCATCGACCGCCCCGCAAGGAACATATGGCTCGGGCTATTCACCTCGATGCACACCGTGTCTGCGGTGCCGATCGGTCGAGCAGTAACGTACCGATGGGGCGTCTTGACGCCGTCGCGACATCGCTTCGCCTTCCGTGGGAGGCGGGCCGCATGCTGATAGTAGAACATGACACGGTACTTCCTCCCACAGTCTTTGCCGTCGATCATTGCGCGTCCGGTGAGGCACGAGGCTTTTCTGCCGAGTGAGTAGACCAACTCGCGAACGGCCTCCGCGAGCGCGCGAGTCGTTGAACAAAACTCGACCTGGCCGTCAGGGGCGACATACCCATCGGTATCGACGAGTCCTTGGAGCAGGGCCTGACGCTGCTCGATACTCGACCTGAGATAGATCTCGGGCACGTGTTTATTGCCAAGCACACCCAGGGCGCGCAGCTTCGCTTGCAAACCGCGTATCCCGAAGGACTTCCGATCAGCCCGATCGATGGTCGTGTATCCGCTTGTCTCCACCGAGGATCTGAGGACCTCTCGATCCTCGTCCCCGGCGACGATCGTGGCATGTCGGGAGCAGCCGTCGCCAAGCCAGAGACCGAGAACGTACGGATCGACGGGCAGGTCCGCACTCGGCAGTTGCAGAGGAGCCTGCCGCATGATCATGGCTGACTTCTGGCGGTGTCTGGCGAGCACTTTGGTCGTGTGACGCTTAAATCGAGGTCTTTTCCCATCGAGCCGAGCGACCCACTCGTGCTGCTCGTCGGCGACGATTCGATCGCCGTCGTCCGTCGTGACCTCGTAGACGGGTCGGTCACGCCAGATTGGGCTGACCCCGATCACCTGGCACGGCGCCCCATCAGCGGCGAAGACCGTGTCGCCGACCTTGAGCTCCACGATCGTCGTCCAGCCATCCGGTGTGGCGATCGGCGTATCAAGCGCCAGGGCCTTTCCGTGCCTCGGCGGCATCGACACCATCAGCCGGCGGATCTGCCGGCTCGCCACTCGCATCATCACCGTGTTGAGGAGATTCAGGTGGGGGGCATACTGCCAGAGGCCCCGGCTGTGATACCACGCCAGCCCCATCGGCGTGGCCTTCGCTAGGTCCTCGTCCGTCAATGAGCCGTGCGGTAAGCTGGCAGAGAAGATCGCGGGCGACTGGGTCATGCAAGACTTGCTCACTCGTGAGCACCGCCCCGGCGCTCAGCACCCCACCTGTATCATGCGACTCGGCCGAAGGCCAGCCGTCATGATGCACGTTGACGGAATCCTGTCGGGTCCATCGGTTCGGGAAGCGCCGCTCCAATCGCCACGCCGCCGCCTGCCAATTCGTCTTACTGGCCAAGCGGATCGTTTCCAGATCTCGTGACTCCGATTCCCCGATGGCTTTTTCAAGAGCGTGGAGAAAATCTCGATATTTTCCGCGCTTCTGCTGGTGGGCTTTTGTGATCCAATTGTAGAACGTCTTTTTATCGACCCCGGCGAACCGGCAGGCCGTCTCGATGTAATTCCCCCGCCGGATGAGGTCCAGAATCTGTGCCTGCACCTCCGGCGTCAACTTCGACGGACGACCCAGGGGGGGCCGCGCGGACTTCGGTTTCATACCAGATGGTCAAAGAGCCCCTTGGGTCCGCCCCATCGCCTTCCCCTTCCGCGTGTGACAGTCATACGCATAGTCAGGGATCTGGATCGTCTCCCGCTCCCCAGGCAACGACATCAACCATGCGGTGATCTCCTCATCCGTGATGTCCTGTCGCCCATCATACACGAAATTCCGCAGATGGTCGGCATCACGATTTTTCGGATGTCGGCAGAGGAGCAAGATCGCCTTGGACAGGACACCCCAAGCTGCCAAGCATGCGCAGTTTGACCTTTCGATCTCGCCATTATACTCCTTGACACTTATGTAGTTCTGCCATTATACTATTGTGCAAATGCGCATCTTATCTGTTCGCCAACCGTGGGCGTGGTTACTGGTCCACGGCATCAAAGACATCGAAAATCGCACATATGCCACCCACTACCGAGGGCCGATCCTGATCCAGGCCAGCGCCGCGCCGGCCAAAGCATTCGGCGTTCTCCTGGAGGAATTGCGGTCACGGTTTTCGATCCCCTTTCCAGAAATCTGGACCTACGGCGCCGTGGTCGGACAGGTAGAGCTGGTCGAGTGCGTCATCGCAAGTTCTAGTCCGTGGTTCGAGGGACCGATTGGCTGGCAGATCGCCAATGCCAGGCCCTGCTATCCGTTCCCCGCCAAAGGCGCATTGGGGCTGCGCCAAGCACCACAAGAACTCATCGAACGAGTGCGCCTGACGACTCATGATCATGATACGGTGAGACTCCAGGACTCATCCAAGAGTCGTCTTGCGTGTTCCTGGTTCATGGGGGTCCCCACATAACGAAAACTCGCCACAAGCCGCGTGCAGGCCCGACTAGAATCCAGCGAGCGATGGTATCCTTTCTTTGAAAAGGCTGTTGCTCGCGTCATCATCCAGTCTGCTGATCGAAGACGCCCCCGAATATAGCCGGGATGACCGGTCGAGCTGACTGCCTGAAACCCCAGGCCTCGCCACATCGCAGCAATGCAATTACAGAGAGCACTCCCGATGCCAATCCCTTGAAATTCCGGCAGACAGACCGTGCGATGACCACGTCTTGCGGCTCCCCCTTTAATCTTGCCCACAAAGGGAAGCCACGCTGTAAACGCGGTCGGTTGAGCGCCGAGAAATGCCACAAAGCACCATGCGCTTGGGTTCAGCGTGGCACTCAAATAGTGATACGGTGCGAACATGGACCAGGCCGAATGATTGACGCGACAGATTTCGAGCTCGATGGCAGGGCGTCCTTGAAGCGACCTCCATTGAAATCGCTTGAGATGGGGTTGGTACACCCAGTCGGGATCAAGCCAGGGCTCCACATCCTCATGACAGGTCACCGCAATGAACTGTCCGCCGCGCCGGCGAATCATCTTCGCGACAGCGGCACTGCCGATCTGCGCCACGGTGCGATCCACGACACTCGTAAATTCGTCCATCACGACCAGACCCGACGATTCAGCGAGTGCCCGCGCCACGGTCGTCCGAAATTTCTCGCCTGTCGAGAGCACAGAGAATGGACGAAGCCACGATGGGGGCGAGGA